CAGTATTTGTTCAAGACGCCGTAGATCATAGTCAATACAACAGTTACGGGGATAAAACTCACGCAGCTCATAACGCCGAAGTATTTCTTGGAACTCCAAGGTATTTCAATGTTGGTATTGCAGTTAGTTTCTAAAAGTAAAGTTTGGGGGGGTTGAAATATATTCCCCCACTTTTCTTAAAAAAAGACTTGACAAGTATACACTTTTATGTGTATATTTATATATGATAAATTGAGGTTTTATAATTTAAATGTATCAGAACATTTATTATGATAGAAGAGTAAACAAAATGCATATATGGGATGATAAGTTTGGACATCAAACTTTTCGTTACAAGAAGTATGCCTATGTTAAAAATAGAACAGGTAATTATGTTTCTCTTTATGGTGATAAATTGAAAAGAATAAATAAGTGGGATATAGAACAACCTGAATTATTTGAATCAGATGTTAATCCAGAAATAAGGGTGTTAGTTGATAATTATACTGATTCAGATGAAGTATCATTTGGACATAAAGTGATGATATTTGATATTGAAGTAGAGGTTACAAATGGATTTCCTGATATTCAAAAAGCACAAAATAAAATAACTTCAATTGCATTTAATGATCCATTAATTGATGAATATTTTTGTTATGTGTTAGATTCAACTAATAGATTAAAATTAAATAATAAAGTTGATAATATAGTAACGTTTAAAGATGAGTATGATTTGCTAAATGCATTTTTTAAAAAGTATACAGAAATACAACCTACTATTTTAACGGGTTGGAATGTTGAATTTTTTGATATTAGTTATTTGTATAATAGAGCATCACACGTTGTAGGTCATACAGTTGCTAATTTATTATCACCCATTAATATTGTTCAATGGAGTGATTTTCATAATAGATACAAAATAGCAGGTGTAAGTGTTTTAGATTATTTAGCTTTATATAAAAAATATACATTTAGCCAAAGACCATCATATAGATTAGATGCGATATGTGAATTTGAAGTAGGTGAAACAAAAGTTGAGTATGAAGGAACACTTAATGATTTATATGAAAATGATTTAAATAAATTTGTAGAATATAATTTACAAGATGTAAAATTAGTTAAGAAGTTGGATGATAAATTAGATTTTATTGAGATAGCTAGAGGTTTGGCACATTTGGGTCATTGTCCATATGAAGATGTATTTATGAGTTCTCGTTTTCTTGAAGGAGCTATATTAGTTTATTTAAGAAAGAACAATATTGTAGCTCCGAATAGACGTAAAAAAGGTGAAAATAGTAAATCAAAAAAGTTTGAAGGTGCTTATGTACAAGAACCACAAAAAGGAAAACATGATTGGGTTTATGATTTAGATATTACATCAATGTATCCGTCTTGTATTATGTCATTAAATATTTCACCTGAAACTAAACTTGGTAAAATTGAAGGTTGGAACCCCGAAGAGTTTTTGAAAAAAGACAATAAAAAAACATATTCACTTACTCAAGATGGAAATGTATTGAATAGATATACAGAAACAGAATTAAAACGTATGATGGATAATGAACAAATAGGAATTGCCACAAATGGTGTAATGTATCGTACAGATAAAGATGGATTACTTCCAGCGTTATTAAGAAAATGGTTTGATGAACGAGTAGAGTATAGAAAATTATCTAAAAAGTTTTTTGAAGAAGGAGATAAAGAAAAATCAGATTATTTTGATAGAAGACAATATTTACAGAAAGTTGTATTGAATAGTTTATATGGTGTACTTGGACTTCCTGCATTTAGATTTTATGATTTAGATAATGCAGAAGCCGTAACTTCTACAGGTCAATCATTAATTAAGTTTACAAAAAAGATTAGTAATGCATACTATAATAAAGAGTTAGATGATAAGAAAGATCATTGTATTTATATTGATACTGATAGCGTTTTTTATTCAGCATTACCATTAGTTAAGAAAAGATTTCCAGAGTTAGATATTAAGAATGAAGATAGAATGTCAAATGCTATTTTAAATATTGCTAATGAAGTTCAAACTTTTTTGAATGAAGGTTATAATTATTTTGCTAAGAAGTTTTGTAATTTAGATGAACATAGATTTGATATTAAACAAGAAGTTATTGCTAAGAGTGGATTATTTGTTACGAAGAAAAGGTATGGACTTAAAATTATTAATGATAATGGTAAAAAAGTTAATAAAATGATGATAAAAGGATTAGATATAGTTCGTTCAAGTTTCCCAATAGCCATGAGAGAAATGTTAAGTAAAGTATTAGAAGATATTTTAATGGATGTTCCGAAAGAAAAGTTGGATGAGTTTATTATTAATTTTAAAGATAGTATGAAACTTATGGATTTTAATAAAATAGCTATTCCAATTAGCGTAAAAGGGTTACAAAAATATAAAAATGTTGAAGGAGATATATTTAAATCACATAAATTAGGAACACCAGTACATGTAAAGAGTGCTTTATATTATAATGATTTTCTTAAATATAATAAAATTTCAAGACAATACGGGCCAATATATAATGGAGATAAAATTAAGTGGGTATATTTAAAACAAAATCCATTAGGATTAAATACGATAGCATATAAAGGATATGAAGACCCTGTAGAATTACTAGATTTTATCAGACACTATATAAATCCTGAAAAAATATATAAACAAGCTTTGCATAAAAAAATTATGATGTTATATAATGCACTTGGTTGGGGTGAGCCAACAGATGCATCAAAAACAATAGAAAGATTTTTTTGATTTTAGACAAATAAAACAATATATATGTATATATAGTTATAATTAATAGGAGAAAATATAAATGAATAAACAAAAATTAGTACGGTTTATTAACAAATATTATTTGAATGGTATAGCAGATTCAGTAGTATTAAAAAGTAATGCAATTGACCAAAAACTATCTACTAGATTTGTATCTAGTGACAAAACTTTATTGGGTAAAGTAGAAATGGATAGGTGGAATTTTGAAGATGCCAATATTGGAGTATATACGACTGAACAACTATTAAAGTTATTGGGCGTATTAGATGAAGATATCAACGTTTCTGTAATGAAAGCTGGTGATAAAACAATTTCAATGAAAGTATCAGATTTATCATCTTCAGTGAATTATATGTTAAGTGACCCATCTATTATTAATGAACCACCACAGTTACAGAATATTCCTAATTTTGAGCTTAGTATAAACATGACACCTTCAGTTATTAATAAATTTATATCTGGTAAATCAGCGTTACAAGATACAACTACTTTCACTGTCATTACAGATGAAACACTTACAAAATTAGTTATAGGTTATTCTTCAGTAAATACAAATAGAGTTACAATACCAGTAGTTACTTCGGAATTTAGTTCAATAGATAACGTTTCGTTTAATGCAGAATATTTTAGTAATATATTAATTGCTAATAAAGAATGTGAAAGTGCTTTTTTACAAATTAGTAGTGAAGGGTTAGCCAAAATTAATTTTAAAATTGATGACTATACAGCTACATATTGGTTAGTTGCAACAAGTGAAGTTGATTAATGAGTAATACGCTTTGGGTAGAAAAGTATAGGCCTTTAAGTCTAGATACTTATATTGGTAATGAACACCTCAAAAGTAAAGTTGAGATTTATTTAGAGAGCGGCGATTTACCACATCTTTTGTTATATGGAAAAGCTGGTACTGGTAAAACAACACTTGCTAAGATACTTGTTAAGAATATAGAAAGTGATTATCTTTACATCAATGCGTCAGACGAGAATAGTGTAGATACAGTTCGTAATAAGGTTAGACAGTTTGCTTCAACTGTCGGTTTCAAAGATTTAAAGATTATTATATTAGATGAGTGTGATTATATTACACCGAACGCTCAAGCAGCACTTCGTAATTTAATGGAAACATTTAGTAAACATTGTAGATTTATCTTGACTTGTAACTTTGTTGAACGTATAATTGATCCTATACAAAGTCGGTGTCAATTATTTCAGATAATTCCGCCATCTAAAGTAGAAGTAGCTCAAAGATTAAATGAAATTTTAGAAAAAGAAGAAATTAATTATGAATTACAAGATTTGAAAATATTAATAGATTCTAATTATCCTGATATTCGTAGAACAATTAATTCAGCTCAAAGAAACGTAGTTAATTTACAGTTAAAATTAGATATAGCAAGTATTATACAGAATGATTATAAACTAAAGTTACTAGAGATTTTAAAAACACAAGATAAGAAAACCGCGTTCAAAGATATTAGACAACTATTAGCAGATAATAAGATTACAGATTTCGCTGATTTGTTTAGATTGTTATATGATGAAGTAGATGGATATGGAAAAGGTCATGTGGCAGAAAGTATTTTAGTAATTGCTAAGTATGAGTTAAGCGATAGTCAGGTAGTTGATAAAGAGATCAATGCTATGGCAATGATAATAGAACTATTAGGAGTCATAAAATAATGATAGAAAAACATTGGGGTGAAAAGAAATCATCTACTAAAAAAGTCGTACAGCCAGGTCACAAAGATAGTAAACCAGAAAAACACATAGCAGTTCACGAAAACAAGATTTATTATTATGCTAGTGTGAATAGAGAAAGTGCAGTAGAACTCAATAAAAAGGTAAGTGAGTTGGAATCTAAAAGTTTAACGATGTCAAAAACTTTAGATATAGATGCTCCACCTATAAAAGTGTTGATAAATTCGGGTGGTGGTTCAATCACTGCTGGTATTTCATCTATGGATACAATATTAAGATGTAAAGTTCCAGTTGAAACATATGTAGATGGATTCTGCGCGAGTGCCGCCACATTTCTTTCTGTAGTTGGTGACCATAGGTATATGAGTAGAAATTCTTATATGTTGATACATCAATTATCTTCAAATTTATGGGGAAAGTATTCTGAAATAGAAGATGAAAAAAAGAATTTAGATTTAATGATGGATACAATTAAAAATGTATATAAAGAATACACAGAAGTTCCAATGAAAAAGATAGATGAAATATTGAAACATGATTTATTTTGGGACGCTAAAATCTGTTTAGAGTATGGGTTAATAGATGAGATTATTTAGGAGATTATAATGAGTAATTATCAGATAGTAAAAAATGAATTTGATTTGGCAGATTTACATGCAATAGATGATGAGAAGTCAGATTTAGTAGCAGATACCATTGCTGATATGATTAGGAGTAAAAAATGAGTACAAAACCAATGAAACAAATAAAAAATCCAAAAGCACAAGTTCAAGTTGATTTAAGAGATGCAGAAACAATTAAATGTAGTAGTTGTGATAACTATTTATTTATAACTTCATTTATTTTAAAAAGACTATCAGCGATCATTTCACCAACTGGAGAAGAAGCACTTATTCCCGTACAAGTTTATAGTTGTGGAAATTGTGGTAAAGTAGCTGAAGGATTTTTAGAAGGTAGTGGGTTAACAGAAGAACAAGATAAAGATTCATTTCCTCGTTTGGACTTATGAGTGAAAAAAGAAAGTCAATATTTACAAAAAAATCTTCCGCCGGAAAAGGCGATTCACCTAGAAGGAGTATTAGTTTAGATGAGTGGGAAGACAGGTGGGAAGCAATTTTCCGTAAAAAGAAAAAGCCTATTCGACCACATAAGACAGATAACAGCGGTTCAAAGACCTAATTATTGGGAAGAAATATCAGACGAAGATAAGAAGTCTTGGTCTAATTATATGACACATAGATTTTTATCTATGAAAATGGAATGGGTTGAGTTAGTAAATGAATTACAGAAATATAGTTTACAACCAAAAGAATTATACAAATTATATACCAATGTGTTACCAAAAAGTAAACAGTGGTTAAAATATATTAAAAGGAGAAATCAAATGGCATATCCAAATTGGTTAATTAATATTGTAGCTAATCATGAACAGGTTAGCAAAAAAGAAGCATATGAAATGATTGATATGTACATGCTCACAGAAGGTGGTATGTTAGAATTAGGAGAACTCGCTCAGAAATGGGGAATTGAACCTAAGAGGATAGAAGAAGCCGGTTTAAATGTACTAGGTACTGTCGGTGGGTATACTGCTGGAAGTACAGAATGAAAGTTATAAAAGATTCTAAAAATATGTCTAAAGTAGTTAAGGCTGAATCTATTATAGAACAAATGGAACGAGAATGGCCACAAATGACTAAAGAGTTTAAGAAGATTCAAAGAGAACAATATGAATTGTTTTTACATAAGCAACACGATTATGGTCCAGGTAATATTTCAGTTGGTACACAATTACAAACAGAAGAAGAAATAAAGCTATCACTTACAGGTTTATGGTTTAGAATGAATGATAAATTGCAACGAGTAAAAACTTTACTAATGAACAATAGAGAATCAGCGATTAAAGACGAACCATTAGAAGACGCATATCTTGATGTATCTAATTATGGAATTATGGCAACAATAGTTAGTCGTAGTAAATGGGGAAAATGAAACGAATAAGTTATAGTCAATATGGTCAATGGGTTACTTGTCCATATAAATGGAAGTTAAATTATATTGATGAGTTGAGAGAATATACTGATAGTATTCATACTATGTTTGGTACTTCAATGCATGAAGTATTACAGACGTATTTAACAGTAATGTATAATGATACTATTAAGATGGCTGATGCATTACCTTTAGATGAAATGTTGTTACATAGAATGAAAGAAAATTATACTAAAATTATGAAAAATAATGGCGGTGAAGTTTTTTGTGAACAGGCAGATATGGAAGAATTTTATTCACACGGATTAGTTATTTTAGAATGGTTTAAAAAGAAACGCGGAATGTATTTCAGTAAAAAGAATTATAAACTTGTTGGTATTGAAGTTCCCATTGAATATGAATTACCGAATAAGATTAAATTTATTGGTTACATGGATATTGTATTACATGATACATTTAGAGATAGATATAAAATTATAGATATTAAGACTTCTACTATGGGCTGGAATAAGTATATGAAAGCTGATAAGAACAAAACAGATCAGTTATTATTATATAAACAATTTTATGGAGCTCAACACGATATATCATTAGATAAAATTGATGTAGAATATTTTATTGTTAAAAGAAAGTTATATGAAAAAGTAGATTTTCCACAACGTAGAGTACAAACGTTTTCACCTGCTAGTGGTAAACCAAGTATAAATAAAGTTATGAATAACTTAAATCAATTTATTAATGAATCTTTTATTGACGGAGAATATAATACTGAACATATTTATATAAAACAACCATCTAAAAAGAATTGTAGGTTTTGTGAATTCAATCAAACTGAACATTGTGATGTAGGAGTTAGATGATGTTATCTAAAATAAGTTTAAGATTAAAATTATCAGATTTTATTAATACTACTATAGAAGAAACTGTTATGAATAAAATAAATGATATTCATAATGATTTGAATGTTGTAATATTATTATATTTATGGTTTCAAGAAGATGAAATAACGGGTACAGGCTTAAAAAAGTTTTTAATGCGTTGGGAAGATAAGTTAACATTTAAAACAGTTGTTAAACAGGGGTATGAACTTAAATTAAATGATTTTATTTTTTTTGATATAATACCAATTGGTATACCAGATAATGAAGTATCTAAAAGATTCTCATATGGTTATATAGATAAAAATAAAATTTTAGAAGGTTTACAAGAATTTTATAATGTAGTTAAATTCACAACATCAGAAAAACTAGTAAAAAGACAAAAAAGAAATGACTATGCAGATTAAAATTGGTATAGTTGGTAGTAGAAGTTATACTAATAAACAGAAAATAAAAGATTTAATAT